GTGCGGTATTCCACCTGATCCGCGCCCCGAAATTCCAGGATCGGATCTGTGCTGACGTTGGGGTCCAGGCTGATCTTGAACGCCCCGTCCCCGGTCACCAGCGTGTCGGCCACAGCGCGGCTGACAAGGCCCGGCAGGTCGTTCTCTTCGGCCAGCTGTGCCCAGCGGGCGGCAGCGTCCTGGGCGGCGGGGCCGTCAAAGTCCAGCTCGTTCAGGTCGGACTTTATAATGCCTGCCAGAATATCCACCATAATGCCCGGCAGACCGCTGTGCGCTTTGCGGATGCTTTCATCCTCCGGCGCAGCGGCCCAGAACCTGGCCCGGCTCACCTCGTCATCCCCCAGCAGCTTGAACAGCTGGTCCAGCTCGCAGGCATCGCCGCGGTACCAGATGCGGTTGCGCAGTACGTTGGTTTCAAAGCTGACAGGCTCGCGGATCACAAGCCCCTTGCCGGATGCAGGCTGAATTTCCAGCCAGCTGCGGATCATCGTCTTCACCCTTTCTATCCATCTCATCCAATCTGCTCCTTATACGGCAGCCAGGCGTACTGCTCGGCGTTTACGCAGTGGTCGTTGCGGTCCTCCGGGCAGTTGGGCTTCTTTTCGTCCCAGCTGTATACGTTGTATTCCTCAATCAGGGGGGCACAGGCTTCCTGCACAAACAGGTGGTCCCCATGGGCCAGCCAGCCGCATTCCAGGTTGATGCGGTCCAGCACCGGCAGCCGCTTCCAGGCAGGCACAAAATCATAAATGCAGCCGTGCAGGCGGCGGTACTTCTGGCATTCGGTGATCGTGGCCTGGTCGGCGGAATCCAGATACACGGTGCGGGCAAAGCCCCAGGCCCTGCGCTGCTGCTCCAGAAAGTCCAGCAGCAGGGGCGGAATGTCACTGGGGGCCAGCGGCGGCAGGCTGTGTTCGGCGCGGGTCTTGTTGTTGTGGGCCTGGGCCGCCAGCGTGACCTTGCGCCGGTCGGATAAAATACCATCCATAACAAAGGCAAAAGTATCCGCCGTCTGCTGGCTGTAACTGGTATCTACCCCGCAGGAAAGCTGGACCCAGTGCAGCGGTGCCTGCTCTTTGTTCAGCATGGTGCGCAGATCGGCAGCACAGATCAGGTGGCGTGGTTCCAGATTGAAGATCAGCCCGGTAGCACGCCCACGCAGGCCTAAAATCTTGTTTTTGTACAGCTTTGTGCCCGGCGGTACCATGCTGATGATCTGCTGGCGCTTTTCTGCAGATAGTCCCAGATTGTGCTCAAATGAAAAAAACCAGTGTACCCAACCCGGCTTTGCGGGCTGGCACAACTGGGCGGTGATCTCTTTGGGGGTGTCCTGTGCCCATTGGGGCAAGGGGCGGGCATGGTCAATAAATTCTGCATAAACCGGCAGGCCGGGGTCATCCGGGTTCAGGGTGGCCAACAGGTAATCGCAGCGCATGGCTGCTTCCCGCACAAAGTCGATGTCTGCAATGTTGATCTCATCAATGTACAGGCAGCCGTACTGGCCGCCAAGAGCTTTTTTCCAGCGCGCTTTGTCGGCGTAACCCATGACGTAAATTTTGCGGTCGCCGCCGGGGGCGTGCAGCAGCAGATGGGGCAGGCGGTCCTCACCGCGTCCGCCCGGCCAGTATTCAACCAGGTCGCCAAAGTCATCCAGCACGCCCAGCTCTTTGGTAATGATGTTCTTTTCAATCGTGCCCTGGTCCAGTCCCGCCAGCACATGCAGCCGCTTGGGGCTGGCCGCGCACCGCAGGATGAACTTGAACAGTCCCACTGTGGTTTTGCCCGCTGCGGTGGTGCCCTCCAGAAATTCCACCGGCGCCGTGCAGCGCAGGAATGCCTTGTATTTTTCGGACAGCAGCAGATCAGCCATCCGGCGCCTCAAGCTGTTCCAGTACCTTGCCCAGCTGGCCGGTATCCAGCTTGGCGTCCAGTTTGAGCTTGTCCTGGTACATGCCCAGGTGCTTGCCGATCAGCTCCAGCGCGCGCAGGGCACCCTTGCTGTCAAACTGGTACTTGCCGGATTCCACCATGCCGCCTGCATCGGGGTCATACACCAGCACCGGCTCCGGCTCACGGCAGCAGCGGTAGGTATCCACAAGCTGCTGCAGAACATAGTCCTGCGTCAAGGCTAGGCGGGCCGTCTGCTCGCGCTGCAATTCACGCACACGCGCAAGAATGTCCGCATTTGTCAGCATCCGGCTGGCAGTTTTGCGGGCAGAATTTTCAGCGTACCCCGCCCGGATGGCGGCCTGCGCGCCGTTGTAATCAATGATGTATTCCTGGCAAAAGCGTTCCTGCTTGGAAGTGATAGAAGACACAGCGTCCACCGCCTTTCTGCAATAAAATACCCCGGCACGCACGGGCAAAAGGAAAGAGAGTAAAATGTGTGAGCCTTTGCCGGGTGCCGGGGAGTGGGGCCGCACAAGGGCCTTGCACCCTTGCTGTGCCGTTGCTTGGGAACACAGCGCCCCTGCCGAAAACGGCCGGCTGCGCGGCATAAAAACAGCCAGGCGGGGCATGGCCGTCTGGCTGAAATGGGGAGGATAAAATGCCAATACAAAAGCCGTAAGGACGTTTTGGGTTCCTTACGGCTTTTGATGATGGTATTATAACATGGAATTTTGGCTTTTTAAGCTCATGATTTTGTGGAAGTATCGGTGCCTTTATATAATGCGTACAGCTTGTACCCTAAAGAGGAGAAGAACACCGCAATGAGAACGATAGCAAAGATGAAAGTGATTTCGTGATGGTCACATACAAAGAAAGAAAAAACGGTTTGACCAACACCGTTGCGTTCTGCAAACCAACTTCCACACAAGACAACGAAAAGAAGAAGCAGAACATAATCGCAAAGAAAAACAACGGGATAGCGTTGGACGATATTCTGCTGCTTTTCTGCTTGCGAAGGAGACTGCTTAGCAATTCGTAAAACAAAGTACATAAAGCCAAAAAGCAAATTCATCAGGCAGAAAGCCCATGCAACAGCTATAATAAGTGTAGGCAGAATAGAATTTTGTGTATAAGCGGTATTGCTTAAACTATTGAAAATACTTTCAAGGGAAGAAATGCCCCCGAAAATGAGGAATGAAAGAGCCGTGAAAATAGACACCAAGCCAACCAGTTGAGAAGTCATATCCTTTGTGATATTTTGCATTTTAGGAGCCAAGAGCTTTTCGATCGCGTCATCTATATCCTGCCGCTTGGTACTGAACATAGAATACTGGCGGTGTGCGAGGTTGACATGATCGAAGAACTTGACCGTTGCCTTATACAAGTTTTTATCTTGGTCTGAACCGGAACCCTTACGATCCGCTGCACATCTTAGAGCGGAATCAAGGTTCGTTGTGAATGTAGTAAATTCCTGATCGGACAAATTGAAGATATAGTTACTGATATCGGAGTATAAAAGCCGGTTCTCGCCGTTCGCTATGTAACGCTCCAATTCGTTCAACCAATCAGCACAGTCAAAATTATCTCCTGTAACATTTTGAGAGAGTTTTTGGCACAAGCGAAGTATAGAAATGCTCATGTCGTTCATGGGATTACTCTTAGATGAACTGCTGTTGGAGCTTGCATTGTGCTGGCCTTTATTGAGAATGTCAATTTCCTTTCCCATTGTCAAACATCTCCAAAGTAATCCCGCATGGCTCCAAGAGTGATTTCGTTTCCGAAAACGTTGTGGTATGCGTTGGACCAGGGATCTTGTGCATGAGTAATATCAACTAAGGTGGAAGTTGATATATCACTGCAATGATCTAACATCGAATTTATCAATTTTTGGTCTGCGGGAGCAAATTTGTTTGAGTTTATCTTCTCGGGTGGGATAGCAGCACTTCCACAATACTTGTACTCGCGATACACGCAAGGCACAACCGGCCCAAAGTCCCAAGCTTCCATTCTTTGTGAAAAACAGGGGGACCCGTCAGGAGTATTTGCTATAAACTGCGCTTGGACAAAATACAACAACTTTTGCAGGCGTAAATTGCTGACAGTGCGGCCCTGCGTGGCTTCGTAATCAATAATATAGCGTGCTACATCAAGAGCATTATACATAAATATCTACGCCCCTTTCTATTTTTATCTATTACTATTATATTATTTTATATTATTGTTTTGCATATTATACCATAGCGAGCCAAAGAAAAGCGAGGAAAAAAGGTGAAAAACTTGGCGAAAAATGTAAAAAATTATAAAAAACCGAAAAAATAAGCTACTTTCTTGATGAATTCACCGTGCCACCTGCGTGCGGTTACATAGCTTATGTGTAATTTCAGCGCGGCCCCCTCCAGTGTATGCGTTTTGTCCCAGAAAACGCACCGGATCACCTGTAGGCGTTCTTGGCCGGTATCCAGGGTCAGGGTTTCGGCAATGGCCTGGCGCACGGCTTCCATTTCCCGGCGGTTGATCTCCGGCAGTTCCCGCAGGGCGGCATCGGCCACGGGGTCGGTGGGGGTGCCGGAGCCGTGGGGCATACCACTCAGATCGGGACTGATACAGGTTTCATGCAAGGCTCTTTCCTGCTCACAAAGGGTGGGATAGCGGCGGATGATATCTTTTACATATCCCCACCAGCCATAATGCGGCCTGCTCATCGGCATCACCCCTTCCGCGGCTCGTGCAGGGCTACATAGTAGCCATAGGTCTTGCCTTCGGCGCGGGCGGCACGTTCCACGCGGGCGATCTCGCTCATGGCACGTTTGCTGCGCTGTTTGGCCCGGCTGATGATGGCATCGTCGCTACGCACCAGTGGGGCACAGGCTTTGCAGTAGCGCTGGCTGCAATAGGCGTGCAGCATCATTTTGCCGCAGCGGGCGCAGGGCCTATCGGAATATTTCGGCATCAATCCTCACCTCCATGCGTGTGATCCATGTAGATCTTCGGTTCGTCGTCCTCGTCCGTATGTGCGGCGGCTTTTCCGGCGCAGAGCCCGGCGGTGTAGGCGGCGGCCAGCAGCGCGGCCAGAACAGCGCTGCCGATGATCGAAAGCAGAATGTCCATCAGTCACCCCACCTTTCGCCGCGGCTGCAAAAATCATCCGTCGTGTTGCGGCCATACAATGGGCACTGGACGGTGGCCCAGTAGCGGCAGCGCCCACACCGCGGCAGGCCCAGCCGCCGCAGGTGCATGGCGCGGGCGATGTGCAGCCCGCACCACAACAGCCCACAGATCAGCATGCCGCCCGCAAAGAGCACGCAGGGGGCCGCGAGAAACACAAGGGCCAGGCACTTAATGACGTGAAGACAGTTGGAATCAAAGACAGGCATCCGCCTCACCTCCCAACAGCCGCAATGCTTTGCGGATGACGGCACAGCCGTGTACGGAGCAATCATGTTCCAGCCCGCAGCCCAAACAGGCTTCGGGGCGGCGCTCAATGGCAAGGCGGTGCAGCTGGCGCAATTCGTCCGGCGTCATCCGTTCGGCAGGGATGCACCGGCTGTTTTCCGCATCGAACCGCATGCCGCTTGAAACAGGCATCATAGTTCCACCACCTTGATGAAAATGCCGGGGGTATCGGCCCAGAACTTTTCAACCACCTCACTGCACACGAATGCGTCATCGCGCCAGAAGTGCAGGCGGGTCATTTCGTCTTTCAGGGCTTTTTCCAGGTTGTCGGTATCGGGCTTGGTGGTGCGCCACTCGCCGTCATTGTGGCGGCCGTCAGTGGGAAACAGCCACTTGACCAACAGCCGCACCGGGCCGCTGCAGGGGGTAGGCGGTGCATAAGGGGCCAGGTAGGCGTGCAGCTTGGCGCGGGTGGCTTTCAGCTCCGGGCTGTCGTGCAGCACGGCGCAGGGCTTGCCGCCGCGCATAAAGGCATGCAGCTGCTTGGCATTGTGGGTTGTGGTGGGCGGCTGCATGGGAATAAAAAATTGCATGTATTTTCACCTCGTTCTTTTTTTGTGGCCAACGTGTTGGGGTGGGTTCCCGGAGGGATGGGGGCTGTGTACGCCCCATCCTCTGGGATACCCCAACACACGGACGGATTTTTACTATATATATATAAGGCTATTTTCCGTCCGTATTTGGTACGGATAGCGGCTATTTTCCGGAATACGG